GCCCTTATTATAGAAAAGAACAAATAGCAAAATGTAATCAATGGTTGGAGGAAATGACTAAAATATTAGAAGAAAATGATTTCATAAATCCCAATATATAGGCATTTACAAAGCTAAAAATCAAAACCAAATGTGTGTTTGATTTAAAGTGAGGTGAATTAAAAATATTTAGTTTGTGGGATATTTTGTTTGAAAACAAAGTGGTTATAGATAAATCAGAGTTTAAAAGGTTTTTGTCTTTAGGAATAATTAGAATAAATTCTATAGCGTTAAAATTAGAACATTATGATATAAAACTTAAACCAAAAGATTTTATTGAAATTGGGTCAAAGAAAATACATATTCAAGAAGATGGAAATGTACATTTTATTAAATAATTAAATTTGGGGCAGTTACATGAGGTACTCGACCACATGTAGGGTATAGTTCGGAGCAACGTGAGATTTGGCAATTATTATCCAGCCACGCCGAACTGCGGAAACTGCGGTAGTAAGGGGAAAACTACAAATAATTAATGAAATAAAAGGAGAGTGTATTAATGGAAAATATCATGAAAATATTTAATTCACAGGATGAAATTGAACTTAAACAAGCATTTAAAGAAATAATTAAAGATCAATTCAAAAATGAAGTCGAAGATAATGATATGTATTTATTTGATCCAAATGAAATTGAAGCAATGATTTTAGAAGCGTTTGAAGAAGTTATAAATGATGTAAAGCAAGAGTATAAAGAAAAACTAAGAGAAAAGATGCTTGCTATGGTTGACAAAGATATTAATAAGATAATTAAAAGCAAAAAGTAATATTATATTAAAACATTGCTTTGGTTTTAAGTGAGGAGGAGAATTAAATTGGCAAATAGTATTTTTGTTACAACTTCAAATGAATTATTCACTAAAGATGGAGGATACCACGAAATTCATGAAATTAATTTTCTTAGTTCTCCAGAACATGCTTTAGCAACTGTAAAAAGTATTATTGACAATAATATTAAATTTACAGATTATAATTGTCCTTTAATTGGAGTGGACATTGAGTGTAGTAATTTTAATACTTGTGAATTTATACAAGATTACTTTAGTAAACATAATGAAGGATTAAATGTAAGAGTAGGAATAAAATAAATATAATTAAAGGAGAGAACAATATGGAAAAACCTTATGAAGAACTAACAAATATTGAAAAATGGTACATAAAGAGAATTAAAGAACTTGAAAGCGAAAAAGAAGAGGTAATGGAAAGTGAATGTCCTTGTCATCATGGATTAAAGGGCTATGAAGATACTGAGAAGTGTGCAGATAATAATGGTGATATGGAAAGTTGTATGAGATGTTGGAATGAAGTTACAGGATAATTGAGTGAAATCCTAATTTGGTGATGAAAGGATGCATAAATTATGAATAAATTAAAATTACATTATATGATTGCTCCATTAGGATTATTATTAAAGATATATTCTTGGGTATGCCGGGGGTTACAAGTAGAAAATAATAAAGAATATATTTATGCTAAAGATGTTATTAATGACCTTCAAGAAGAAATGGATAAATTGTTATGAAATCTTACATTGATTAAAACTAAAAAGGAATGTTTGAAAATGAAAGGGAAAATATATAAAACAAAATTCTTTTTATCCAATGGTAAAATTATAACCCATGAAGAGAAAAGGGATAAGTTGATAAAAGAGTGGAGAAGAAACGAAGAATTATCCAGTCAAGAAATTGTTAAATCATTAAAATTAGGCAGAGGGAAGTATAAAGAGATTTCATTGATTAAGATGGAATTTTATGATTGGGCGAATAATTTGACAATTAGTAAAGTGTTTGATGAAGGAGAGATGTAAAAATAAATAAAACTAAATGGACTTATGAATTAATTAAAGAATATGTTGAAAATTTAGGATATGAATTGATTAACAAAGAATATAAAAATACTAGAACTAAGTTAATTTTAAAAGATAATAAAGGTTATTATTATATATCATTATTGGGTAGATTATATATTAATAATTTACCAAGAAAATTTCATACTTCTAATCCATATACTATTGAAAACATTAAACTTTGGTGTAAGTTAAATGATAAACCATTTGAATTATTAGATGGGCAAGAGTATAAAGGTAATAAGAAAAAACTTAAATGGAAGTGTTTAAAAGAAGATTGCGGAGAAACATTTGAAGCAAATTTAAATAATATATTTAATTGGGGTTGTGGATATTGTGCTGGACAAAAAGTAGGTTTATCAAATTGTCTTGCCACTAAAAATCCCGAATTAGCGAAACAATGGCATCCTACTAAAAATAATAATTTAACACCTTATAATTTTACTTATGGAAGTCATAAAGAAGTTTGGTGGTTGTGCTTAGAATGTGGGCATGAATGGGAAGCAAGTATTAAAAGTAGATCTTTGCTTAATGCAGGTTGCCCACAATGTAATGAATCAAAGGGTGAAATACGAATTAGAGAATGGTTAAAAAGCAATAATATAAAATATAATATTCAAAAAGAATTTGATGGTCTTGTTGGTTTAGGTGGAGGTTTACTTTATTATGATTTTTATTTATCTAGTAATAATTTACTTATAGAGTATGATGGGGAATTTCATTATAAGTTAATTAAAAAATATAAATCTGAACCGATTAAATATGCAGAAGAAAGATTAAAATATCAAAAAGCACATGATAAATTAAAAGATGAATATGCTAAAAAACACAATATAAAATTACTTCGTATCCCTTATTGGGACTTTGATAATATAGAAAAAATTTTAGAAAAGGAGAATCCCTATTAAAGTTTTACGGTTATCTGAAGAAAGAATATTTCAAGTCAATACTGCTATAGAAATCCAGTTTGGATTGATTGGTGCGATGTTTGATGATAAAGTTGCTTTTGAATTGGTAAAGCAGATTGAAAGATTAAGGGGTAATATGGATATAGAAGAATCAAAGGATTTAATTGATATTTTAGATGATAAAATAAATGATCTGGTAACTTACTGCAAGAAGTATAACAAGAATATAAATGGTGTTATTGGTGATTATGAAAGGAATAGGGGTTGTTTATGTGGTGTTTAGAAATAAAAAGAAGAAAGGATTGTTTGAATGATTGATGAATTAGAAGTACAAAAATATGATAAAAAATATGGGACTAAATCTAAAGTGTTCTCACAAACGGGGATAATTTATATTGAGTCTCCATTAGATAGCTGGCAGATAAGGGTTATTAATAGAAAGGATCGTCCTATCTGCCTATTACATAAAAATAAATTTGGTAGAACAAATAAATTTCACATACAGGCTTTTAAGACATGCTTGTACCATGCATACGATGCTATTTACACCCATAAAGGATTAATGTCTGTTATTAATAAATCAAATAATTTATGTAATAAAGGAAGTATAAATGAATAATATAAAAAAATACTTAAAATATTTAATAACTTTACGCTATATTAAATTAATTAGCTATATCTCTGCTCGATCCCTTCAACAAAAACTAAATGATACTAACCCTAAAAATAAATACCTCTACTATTACGGTTTTCAAATCTTCTATGGAGCTATAAATAAAGGGTTTCTACTCTTACTAGTAGGATTACTATTTGGTATATTATACCAAATCATGATTACTACCCTTGCGTTTATGTCTCTTAGAGTCTTTATAGGAGGGTTACATTTTGATTCATATACCTTGCGGGACATAGCCGCCAAGCTTTAGCTTGTGCGGAGAAAAGGAATGATAATTAATTAACACTTATCGTAAAAATAAATCTTATTATTCATCAGAACATTTAGTGTTTAAATGTTGTTATCATGTAATATTTTGTCCTAAATATCGTCATAAAATATTAACTGGTAAAGTATCTGAAAGATTAAAAGAAATATGTTTAGAAGTAGCAAAAGCACATGATTTTATTATAGAAGAAATTGAAACAGATAAAGATCATGTTCATATGATTATCAATTGTAATCCAAGATACGGAGTAATGAAATATATTCAAATATTAAAACAAGTTACTGCTTATAGGTTATTTGAAAAATTTCCACATATAAGAAAAACAAAATTATGGGGTGGTCAGTTTTGGAGTAGAAGTAGTTTTGTAAGTACTGTTGGGAGTGTATCTTTAGATGTAGTTAAGCAATATATTGAAAATCAAGGTAAATAATATTGACATATTTATATTTATATTGTACAATTAATAAAGAAAGGTGGTGAATACTGTGTCTAATTTTGTTTTAACTCTTCCATTAAAAACAGAGAAATTCCAAGAAGATATTTTAAACAAGAACTTTGAAAAATGCAGAAGAATATATAATGCTTGTATTTCTGAATTACATAAAAGATATAATCATATGAAAGAATCAAAGGAATATCAAAAGAATTGTAAATATAATGGGAAAGATCGTAATAAAATATTCAATGATTTAAATAAGAAATATAATTTATCAGAGTATTCACTGCATAGTTTTGTTAAACCAATGGGTAAATATTATAATATAGATGCTATGACAGTACAAAAGATTGCCACAAGATCATTTAATGCCTTTCAAGGATTAATATTTCATAAAACAAATAAGATTAAATATAAAGCGTATGGAGAATTAAATTCTATTGAAGGGAAATCTAATAAACAAGGCATTAGATTTAGAGATAATATTGTTTCGTTTGCAGGATTAAAGATACCTGTAATTATTGATAAAAATGATATTTATGCTCATATGACATTAAGAAATAAAATTAAGTATTGTCGTATTAAAAGAGAAGCAATCAAAGGGAAATATCACTACTATATTCAATTGATTTTAGAAGGTATTCCTCCTTTAAAAATAAACAAAGAAACTGGTGAAATTAAACATTATATTAATGAAGGTAAGGTTGGTTTAGACATTGGTACTCAAAGTTTAGGCATTTGCTCAAATATTGAAGTTAAATTATTAGAACTTGCTCCAGAAGTTAATAATATTGAAAAGCAAAAACGAAAAATACAAAGAAAAATGGATAGATCAAGAAGAACAAACAATCCTAATAAATATAATGAAAATGGCACAATTAATACTAAATATAAATCAAAATGGATTAAAAGTAAAAATTATAATAAAATTCAAATGGAATTAAAAGAAATTCAACGAAAACAACGAGAGATTAGGAAACAATCTCATAATAAGTTAGCAAATTTTATTTTAACTTTAGGCGATGATATTAAAGTTGAAACAATGAATTATAAAGGGTTACAAGTAAGAGCAAAGAAAACTACTATTAATAAAAAGACAGGAAAATTCAATAAAAAGAAAAGATTCGGTAAGTCTTTAGCAAATAAAGCACCAAGTATGTTTCTTACTATTTTAGAAAACAAACTTAAATGGGAAGGTAAAGAATTAAATAAAATTGATACTTGGAAAGTAAAAGCAAGTCAATATAATCATATTGAGGATTTATTTATTAAGAAAGATTTAAATGATCGATGGAATGATTTTGGAGAATATTTGATTCAAAGAGATTTGTATAGTAGTTTTCTTATAATGAATGTAGAAGATAATTTAAGTAGTATCAATAGAGATTTATGTATTGAAACTTTTGATAGATTTAAAGAGTTATATGATATTGAGATTGAAAGATTAAAAAACTCAGAATTAAGTAAAGCGTTAAAAAATGTGATTTAGTTTTCATAATCAGTAATATTAAATACTAACAAGTCGAGAATCGGGCTTGATATTGTCGTTAATTATCTCAATAGAGATATTGGCAATAAAATTTTTATGGAAAATGATTAGTGTTTATATGTTGTAATTTATAGATGAGATTTAATGCCTATAAATGAGAGTATAAAAGAAATTCATGAGTACATAAGAACCTGCCGACCTTTAGGTCGTGCAGAGGTTCAGTATGGTAAGA